TTAACAGTTTAGATGTGAGATATACGAGCTATACAACCCCTGTTACTAGTCAGACTATTAATTATGATAAGAGTGTTGTTGGTACTTTAGATGTTTCAGAAAGTGAAGATTTTCCTTTAGACTTATCATACACAATATCAGATGGAAAAAATTTAGAAACTAGATTTGGAGACTACTCTAAAAGTTTTGATTTACCCGCTACTAAAAATAACAATAAAATTCTTAATAATATATGGAAAGCGAATGTAGACCAAAAAGATAAAAAAACTTATGGAATAAAAGACTGCAGAATAAATGTAGATGGAATTCCATTTTTTGACGGAAGCATTCAGGTAAAAAAATCAGTACACGCAGGAATTGCAAAATCTTATAACTGCACAGTATATGGCGGTAATTTTAGTTGGATGAGCCTTCTAAAAGATAAAGGTCTTTGTGAGACTTTTGATGATGGAGACTCATTTCCTTTTGACTACCCTAGCATAGAGTCTACTTGGAATCAAAATCAATCTACTACAGATGTTCAGTACCCTTTAATATCTTGGAGAGACTTTAATGTAGGAGGACTTCAAAATTATATAAATACTTTTGATATAGATAAACTTCCTGACTTTACGGCATCTTTTTATATTTATAATATCATTCAAAAAATATTTAAAAATATAGGATATAAAGTTGATTCTAATTTCTTTGAAACTGACAACTTTAAAAGGTTGTTATCTAGCTTCCCTTTCCTAAACAATGACGCTAAAGATAATACAGTTCAGTTTACTTGTAATCAGCAAAGAAATTCAAATGATTGGCAAGAAGTTCAAAATGATGTAGGATTAGGTACTATTGGAAATAATTGGACAACTTGCATATTGAATCATAATGTAAGCGACCCCTCTCAGTCTTACAATAATAGTAATGGTGTTTGGACTTGCCAAGCAGGGGGTACTTATGATGTAACTGCTGAGATGGGATTCTCTATAAATCTTTTAAGTGATGTGATGGCAGATTGTGGAGGAAACACAAGTACAAGTTGTGATTGGGGATATACTACTTCGGCTCCTTCTGACGCTTGGTATTGGGCTTCAAGAGTTAAAGTAACAACAGCAGCAGGAGTTGTGTATGGAAATACAACTTCTTCAGGTTGGGGAACGAGTGTAATACACCCGTTAGATTGGTATGGTGTTTATTGTTGGGACACATCTACAGAAAAACTTACTCTACCCTCGTTTAGTGTTACTCTTAATGTAGGGGATACTATTGAGCTTCAAGGTCTTTTTACAGGTCAAAACTTACTAGGCTGCGACCCTGATGTAAGGACAGCATTTGGATTTGATGCAAGCACAGCTTCATTAGGTAATAGACAACCTAGAATGAGTATAACATTCAATGATTCAACTCCTAATATAGGGGGAATTGTTGAAAAAAATAATATACTACCTTGCGGTACTACTCAGATAGGCTTTATAAAAAGTATTGCTCATTTATTTAATTTATATTTCACAACAGATGTGTCTTCTAAAACAATCTACATAGAACCCTTTAATGATTTTTATAAATCAAAATCAGAAGGAATAGATTGGACTACAAAAGTAGATTTTTCTCAAGATATTGTAGATGACTATGATATAGGACTTAAAAGTGACCTTAGAATAGGATATAAAAAAGATGGTGGAGACAAGTATATGGAAAACTTAAATTACAAGAGCAATATATATGGAGACACAACTAGACTGTATGATTATAATGAAGTTTTAGGAGATGATTTTGAATCAGGAACACTAGAAATAACAAATCCTTTATTTGCTGCGTCTACTCAGGTTTGGGATAATGATGCTCATGATGATAACTCAGTTGCTAAAGCTCCTGTATTAATACCTAACGCATGGTCAGAAGATTGTTATAACGGAATAGGGTTAGGAAATAATCAATACCGACCATCTCAATTAATTGATGGGCATAAACCTAGAATATTTTACTACTGTTGGGAGAATCCTGTAAGCTTTACAACTATTGCAAATGGTTTGGTTGCTAATGCAGGTGGAACTCAAACATATTGGTCAAGAGTATTTAGTGGTGGAGGTGGGTTTCAGAATCAAACAGTTTATCCTAGAGCTACATTTGTAGATTGGGAAGAAAGAGTTCATAATCAAACTATGAGACCTTCACTATCTTTTAATGATGAATCCTTTATTGCTCCGGGACAATTTTCTGAAAATACAGTTCCGGGATTATATACTGTTTACTATAAAAATATGATAGAGCAGTTAAAAGAAGCTCCTAGAATAAGAACTGTATATATAAACTTAAAAATGAAAGATATACTATCTTTAGATATGAGAAAGCTCGTTTACCTAGATGAGACTTGGTGGAGAATTAATAAAGTAGATGGATATAATCCTGCTAAAAATCAAACAACTAAGGTTCAGCTAATACAATGGATAGATGTAGGTTTTTATCCTATATATAGTAATGGGATTAAAATAGAATACTAAAAATATGGCAACTAATGAACAGGCAGTAAGAACAATTCCTAAAAGGACACATTCATATAATAATGTTCCTTTAAATTCTAATAACGGAAGGAGAAATAGTAATCCTGTAACTCCTAACGATATTCATGTAACTGATACAGGTATAGTTAGAGAAAAACAGGGTAAGGTTTATTACAATACTAATCCTGAAGGTGTTGAGTTAGTTACAGATGGTAATTTTCCTTTACCTAATACAGAATGGGATTTAACAGGTGCAGCAGAAGTAACAGCATTAGGTGGTCGTATTTATTCAATTTCAGGGGGTGTATCTTCATTAGACCAAGGCATTGGGATGGTCGTTGGCAAAAACTATAAAATAACTCTTGATGTAATCGCAACAAACGGAAAAAAACTTAGCAACCCAACAGGAGCAAATATATATGATACATCTACAGTTGGTAGTAAGGTTTTTTATATAACTGCGGCATATTCTACTTTGTATTTTAAAAGATATTCAGGTATAACGGATGTAACGATTGACAACGTATCAGTAAAAGAAGTAGTTGGCAATACAGAATCATTATACCACGAAGTTCTTGTTACAGATGAATTTAATAATTTAGTAGCTTTAGTAAGAAATTCAAATGAAGGAGATATTAGTACAGGAAGTTACGAGAATAATCAAGGTGTAAAAAACAGACCTGTACCTAGAACTAAAACAGTAGATGGTCGTACTAGCAGAAATATAGATTCTAATGGACAACCAACTTTATAATGAGTGGTGGATTTGACAAAATAGCTAAAGTATTATTTACTGAGGGAGAGCAAATGAAAAGTCTTCTTCAGCAAGAACTTATAGCTCAAGAGCATATAGCATCAGGTAAACTACACGATTCTTTTGATGTAGACTTTAATGTTTTTGGAAGTGCTATTCACTTGAATATAACTAATAGTGCGGGATATGCTATAGCGGTAGATGAAGGAGTAAAAGCAGGAACATTAGTAGGCATAACAAAACTAATAAAGTGGGTAAAAGATAAACAAGCAAGAGGAAAGATGTTGCCTTTTGATAATGAAATTGCAATAACTATAGCTCAAAGAGTTCAGGACTCTATAAGGGCAGGAGGAACTACAAGTCCTAAAGGATTTATAGGAAACGCAATGGAAACTGCTGAGAAAATAGGAATGTTTGAAAGGATAGCGGCAGCAACAGGATTAGAAGTAGATGCAATTTTAGGGCAATCAGAAATAGATGATACAATAACAATAACCGCAACAATATAAAATTATGGCAGGAGCAGAGCAAAAAATAATAAATGTAAAAATTAAAGGTGTTAATGACCTTCTTAAACTAAAGAAAGCATTAAAAGACCTTAAAGACGAACAGAAGAAAGTTACTAAAGTAAATAAAGAAGGCGAAAAAGAATGGAAGGATAAAGAAAGGGCTATTGATAAGGCAACTAAAAAAATAAAACAAAACAGAACAGCATTACTTGCTCAAACAAAGGCTCAAAAAAAATCTACTGCTTCAGGGAAGAAAATGGGAGCAAGTATGCTTAAAGTGGCTGCAACTATAACGGCAGTCGTTGGAACTGCTAGAGCTTTAAGTAGAGTTTTTGTTTCTGCATTTAAAACCTTTACTGAGTTTGAGTTCTCAATGGCTAAAGTAAGAGCAATATCAGGAGCAACAAATGAGGAGTTTATGAAGCTTGAGCAAAGTGCTAAAGAGCTTGGTAGAACTACATTCTTTACTGCTAAAGAGGTGGCTGAATTACAAGTAAACTTTTCTAAGTTAGGATTTACAGCAGAACAAATTTTGAACTTACAAGCAGCTACACTAGATTTAGCAATGGCTACCGGAAGTGATTTAGCTAGAAGTGCAATGGTTGCAGGTTCTGCAGTAAGAGGGTTTGGATTAGATGCGTCTGAAGCAACTAGAGTTGTTGATGTTATGGCTGTTTCGTTCACAAGTTCTGCTTTAGATATTGAAAAGTGGCAAACATCTATGACAAAAGTTTCTGCTATTGCGGCTAGTATTGGTGTAGATATAGAGGGTACTGCTGCAGTTATGGGTTCTTTAGCCGATACAGGTATTGAGGCTTCTATTGCAGGTACATCACTAAGAAATATATTCTTAAAGATGGCTAACCCTACATCGGCATTAGCTAAAAGAATAGGATTTACCGTAAATAGCACAGAAGATATGGTTAAAGCCTTGAAAAAGTTAAA